GCGGAACGGCATGCGGCCCGATCCGGACCTGACGGTATCGGAATGGGCGGATCAACACCGCTGGCTGTCCTCGCGCGGTGCGGCCGAACCGGGGCGCTATCGCACCGCCCGCGCGCCTTACCTGCGCGAGATCATGGATGTGCTGTCGCCCCGGCATCCTGCGCAGCGCATCACCTTCATGAAGGCCGCACAGGTGGGCGCGACCGAGGCGGGCAACAACTGGATCGGCTTCGTCATCCATCACGCGCCGGGGCCGATGCTGGCGGTGCTGCCGAGCTTGGAATTGGCCAAGCGCACATCGCGGGGCCGTCTCGATCCGCTGATTGCGGATAGCCCCGCCCTGCGCGAACGCGTCAACCCCGCCCGGTCACGCGACGCGGGCAATTCGATGCTGTCAAAGGAATTCCCCGGCGGCATCCTGGTGCTGACCGGGGCCAACTCAGCGACTGGCCTGCGATCGATGCCTGCGCGCTATATCTTTCTCGATGAGGTCGACGCCTATCCGCCTTCCGCCGACGAGGAAGGCGACCCGGTCACGCTGGCAGAGGCGCGCACCACCACCTTCTCGCATCGCCGCAAGGTGTTCATGGTCTCGACGCCCACGATCAGGGGGCTGAGCCGGATCGAGCGGGAATATGAGGCCAGTGATCAGCGCCGGTATTTCGTGCCCTGCCCGCACTGTGGCCAGATGCAATGGCTACAGTTTGAACGTCTACGCTGGGACAAGGGTCGGCCTGACACGGCGGCCTATCACTGCGAGGGATGCGAGAAGCCCATCGCGGAGCATCACAAGACGCAGATGCTGGAACGGGGCGAATGGCGTGCGACCGCCGCCTCATCCGACCCACATTCTATCGGCTTCCACCTCTCCGCGCTTTACTCGCCGCTGGGCTGGAAAAGCTGGCAGCAGATCGCCCGCGAATGGCTGGCGGCGCAAGGCTCGGAAGAGATGCTGCGCGCGGCGCGCAACACCCTGCTGGGCGAGACGTGGGTGGAGTCGGGTGACGCGCCGGAGTGGCAGCGGCTGGCGGAACGGCGCGAAAGCTACGCGGGCGTGCAGATCCCGGTTGGCGGGCTGTTCCTGACCGCTGGCGTCGATGTGCAGAAGGACCGGATCGAGGTCGATGTCTGGGCCTGGGGTCGCGGCCTGGAAAGCTGGCTGGTCGATCACATCGTGATTGCCGGTGGTCCGGACGATCCGGCATGTTGGGACAAACTGACCGCCCTCTTGGGCCGCACATGGGCCTGCGCCAATGGGGCGGTGATGCTGATCGGCAAGCTCGCCATCGACACCGGCTATGAAGCCCCGGCGGTTTATGCATGGGCGCGCAAGCAGGGTTTTGAGCAGGTCGCGCCGATCAAGGGTCTGGAAGGGTTCAACCGTGCCACGCCAGTGTCGGGCCCGACCTTTGTCGACGCCACCATCGGCGGCAAGCGTCTGCGCCGCGGGGCGCGGCTGTGGTCGGTGGCCACAGCGACGTTCAAGACCGAGACCTACCGCTTCCTCCGGCTGGAGCGGCCAAGCGACGAGGGTGAGGCGGAACCGTCGCGCCAGTGGCGCGGCGTAAGTCCGCCGAACGCGCTGGGCGTTCATTTTCCTCCCGGCACGGTGCACCTGCCCGACTGGATCGACACCGAATGGCTGAAGCAGCTTGTGGCCGAACAGCTGGTCACCGTGCGCAACAAGCGCGGCTATGCCCACCCAGAATGGCAGAAGATGCGCGAACGCAACGAGGCGCTCGACACCCGCGTCTATGCAAGGGCTGCGGCCTGGATCATGGGCGCGGATCGTTGGGACGAGGCAACATGGCGGCGGCTGGAAGCGCAGGCCGGGGTGGAAACCCGACCGGCACCGCAGACTCCGACTCCAGCTGAACCGCCCGCACCTGTTGCGCCAAAGGCCGGAACACCGACCACGCCACGGCGCAAGCGCCGGGCATACACACCGAATTTCATGAGGGACTGAGATGGATCTGGAACGGATGCGCGCGCTTCTGGCCGCCCTGCAGGAGGCGCGTTACGCGGGCGTCCGCTCGGTCAGTTATGACGGCAAATCGATCAACTACGGCTCGGACGCCGAGTTGGCGAATGCCATCAGCGATCTGGAAACCCGGATCGCCACCGCCACCACCGGCACTCCGCGCCGTCGGCGCTGGGGCACGGTCGCCACGAAGGGCCTGTGATCCATGGCGTTCGAGGCATTCCGCCAGAGGCTGGGATCCATCATCGGCGGGTTCGATGCCGCACAAGCCCATCGTCGCCTACGCGGGTTTCGCGCCAGCCGCGCCCATGTGAACACGCTGATCGCCGCCTCGGGCGACACGATCACCGCCCGCGCGCGCTGGCTGGTGCGCAACAACGGCTATGCCGCAAACGCGGTGGAAAGCTTCGCCAGCAATGTCGTTGGCGATGGCATCAAGCCTTCGTCGACCATCGCCGATGCCGCCAAGAAGGAAGAGCTGCAGGCGTTGTGGCTCGCGTGGACCGATGATGCCGATGCAGAAGGGCTGACCGACTTCTACGGGTTGCAGCGCCGGGCGGCCCGCGAGGTCTTCCTGTCGGGCGAGGTGTTCCTCCGCATCCGGCCGCGCCGGGTCGAGGATGGGCTGACAGTGCCCCTGCAATTGCAGATGTTGCCTGCGGAAATGCTGCCGCTCGACATGAACCGTACCCTGCCCGGTGCCGGGCTGATCCGGCAGGGGATCGAGTTCGACGGCATTGGCCGCCGCGTGGCCTATCACTTCCTGCGCCGTCACCCGGGCGATCTGACCGATCCCGGCCTCACAGGGGAAACCGTCCGCGTTCCGGCTGGCGATGTCATCCATGTGCTGGACCCGGTCGAGGCTGGCCAACTGCGCGGCGTGTCGCGGTTTGCCGCTGCCATCGTGAAGCTGTTCACCCTCGACCTCTACGATGACGCCGAGTTGGAACGGAAAAAGATCGCGGCGATGTTTGCGATGTTCATCACCTCGCCCGCCCCGGAAACCCCGCTGGAACCGACCGAGGAGGATCTGGAGGTCGAACCCGGCCAAGTGGTGCGGCTCGATCCCGGCGAGGATGTCTCGACCCCGGCAACACCAGACTCCGGCGGCACCTATGAGCCGTTCCAGTACCGGACCTTGCTGCAGATCGCAGCCGCGCTGGGCGTGCCCTATGGGTACCTCACCGGCGACACGGCAAAGGGCAACTTTTCCAACACGCGGATTTCCCTGATCGAGTTCCGCCGCCGCATCTCGGCCTGGCAGCACGGCGTGCTGGTTTATCAGCTTTGCCGTGCGGTCTGGGTGCGCTGGATGGACACAGCCGTGCTGTCGGGCGCGCTGGACCTGCCGGGCTATGACAGCCAGCGGCGGCAATATCAGGCCTGCGCCTGGTTGCCCACGAAATGGGACTGGATCGACCCGATGAAGGATGCTTCGGCCGAGATCCTGCAGATCGAAGCCGGGCTGAAATCGCGCACGCAGGCGCTGGCGGAGCGCGGCTATGACGCCGAACAGGTCGACCGGGAAATCGCTGCAGAGCGAAAACGCGAGTTGGCGCTGGGCCTCGACTTCCGGCGGCCGGGGTCGCCTGCGCAGGGGCCGGGCGAAGGTGGGGCGAAAGACGCGGAGCAGGACAGCGCCAAGGATGACGAGGCTGACGACGACGCCGACGAAAAACCCGACGCATCGGAGGGCGCATGATGCACCACGCACAGATCGCACAGCGCGCCTTCAACACGCCCTTGATGGTCGATCCCGCCAAGGCGCTGGCCTTCCTGTCCGGGTTGGGTCCGCGCATCACCGGGCAGGAGATCACCTTCCATGGCGTCGATCTGCCCGCTGGCGATATCGACGTCGCTACCAGACCCGCTCGCGCCTCGCTGTTCGGCACTGACCTCGCGCAGCGCCACCAGCGCAACGGCAGTCAGCCCTTCGCCATGATCGACGGCATCGCGGTGATCGAAATCGCGGGCACACTTGTGCACCGGGGCGCATGGATCGGGCAGTCTTCTGGGCTGACCTCCTATGAGGGGATCGCTGCCCAGCTGCAGGCGGCGCTCAGCGATCCCGGCGTGCGGGGCATTGCGCTGGACATCGACAGCTTCGGTGGCGAGGTGGCCGGGGCCTTTGATCTGGCAGATCGTATCCGCGCCGCCCGGGCGCAGAAGCCCATCCACGCCTTTGTCGCCGAACATGCGCTCTCTGCTGGCTATGTCCTGGCCTCCCAGGCGAACCGGATCACCCTGCCACGCACCGGGGCGGTGGGCAGCATCGGCGTGGTGGCCCTGCACACTGACATGAGCGGGGCGCTGGATCAGAAGGGCATCGCGGTCACCCTGATCCATGCGGGCGCGCACAAGGTCGACGCAAACCCCTACCAGCCGCTGCCCGACACCGTGCACGACCAGATGCAGCGCGAGTTGGAGGTTGTCCGCTTTCTCTTCGCGGAAACCGTCGCCGCCGGTCGCGGGGATCGCCTGACACACGCCGCAGCGCTGGCCACGGAAGCGGTCGTGTTTCGCGGGGCCGATGCCATCGCCGCAGGTCTGGCCGACGATCTCGCCGACCCCGTCACCGCTTTCCACGCTTTCGCCGCCGCCCCGCGCGGCACCACTTCCCCCAGCAGAAAGGGTCCACAGATGACCACCACGCCCACCGACACCTCGAACCCGGCGCCGGTTGCCGATGCAGCTGCCAATCCCCCTACGGCAACGGTATCACCGGCCACGCCCGAACCGCCCGTGAACGCTGCAGCACCTGACACCGCCGCCATGACCGCCGACGCCGTGCGTGCCGAAGCCGCCGAGGTGGCGCAGGTCTGTGCGCAGGCAGCGCGCCTTGGCGTGACCATCGACGCGGCCGATGCTGTCACCACGGGCCTGAAACCCGAAGCCCTGCGCGCCCGCGTTCTGGCCGATCTCGCCGCCCGCAGCGATGCGGCAGGCATCATCGCCACCGCCCCGGCCGCCGCGGCCAAGGAAAGCCCCATCGTGGCCGCTGCCAAGAAAACCGCGACCGACGCCAAGCGCTGACCCAGCGCCCCACCCCACCCAAAAACCATGGAGACTGACCAATGCCCGTCCTGACGGAACCGCCCAGCATGGGCGATGTCCTCAAATATGAGGTCAACCCGAACTACACCCGCGAGGTGGTCACTCTGCTGATCGGCATGCCCTACCCGGTCGGCTCGGTGCTGGGGAAGATCACCGCCAGCGGCAAATACACCCTGTCACCCGCGACCGGGACGGATGGGTCGCAGGTCGCCAGCGCCGTGCTGCTTTACGCTGTCGATGCCACGCTGGCGGATGCCACCGGCATCGTCGTCGCCCGTGGCCCCGCGATCGTGTCGCGCGCGGGCCTCGCCTACGAGGCCACCGTCGATGACAGCACCAAGATCACTGCCAAGATCGCCCAGCTGGCCGCCGTCGGCATCATCGCCCGCGACGGCGTCTGACGCTGACCAGCCAGTCGCGCCCCTTCCCTCATTCCCCCGGAGCACCCCATGACCCTTGTTCGCAATCCCTTTGACGCTGGCGGCTACTCGCTGGCCGAGATGACGCAGGCCATCAACATCCTGCCCAATCTCTACACCCGCCTCGGCCAGATCGGCCTGTTCCGTTTTGAGGGCGTCTCCCAACGCTCCGTCATCATCGAGCAATACGAAGGCGTGCTGAACCTGCTGCCCTCGGTGCCGCTGGGTGGTCCCGCTACCGTCGGCACCCGCGAGGGGCGCTCGATGCGGTCCTTCGCCCTGCCGTGGATCCCGCATGACGATGTCATTCTGCCCGGCGACATTCAGGGGCAACCGGCGCTGGGCGTTTTCGACGGCGCCGATCCGCTGGTCGAGGTGATGAACCGCAAGCTGCAGCTGATGCGCCGCAAGCACGCCCAGACCCGCGAATACATGGAGATGAATGCGCTGCGCGGCATCGTGAAGGACGGGGCCGGGACAACCCTCTACAATTACTTCACCGAGTTTGGCCTGGCGCAAATCTCGGTGGATTTCCTTCTGGGCACCGCAGGCACCAATGTGCAGGGCAAGGTGCGCGAGGTGCTGCGGTCGATGGAAGACAACCTGCTTGGTGAGAGCATGACCGACGTGCATGCCCTCGTCAGCCGGGAATTCTTCGACAAGCTGATCGCGCATCCCAAGACCGAGGAGGCCTACAAGTTCTATGCCGCCACCGGCGCGCAGCCCTTGCGCCAGGATGTGCGCCGCAATTTCCCCTTCGCAGGCATCGTGTTCGAGGAGTATGCGGGCACCGTCACCCTGTCCACCAAGGCCACCGAACGGCTGATCCCGGCCAGTGAGGGCATCGCGTTCCCGCTCGGCACCATGGACACGTTCACCACCTATGGCGGCCCGGCCAACCTGCTGGAGGCGGCCAACACCCTCGGCCTGCCGCTCTACGCCCGTCAGCATCTCGACGAGAAGGGCCGCTGGATCGACCTGATGACGGAAGCCTCGATCCTGCCGGTCAACAAGCGCCCGCGCATCGCAATCCGCATTCACACGTCGAACTGATCAGCGGCAGAAATCATCATGACCGTCTTCGCCACCGCCATGGACCGGATCTATGCCAACCCGTCCATGGCGGCGGCGGCTGTCTGGATATCTGCGACCACATCAGAGGAACACCCGATCCGCGTCATCCGCCGCGCCCCGGATCGCATCACCGAATTTGGTGCCGCGCGCTTTGTCAGCGACACCATGATAGTCGAGGTCCGCGTGTCCGACCTGCCCGATCCCCGCCCCGGCGATCTGATCGTGATCGGCACCGACAGCTTCACCATCCAAGGGGAGCCTGTCCGTGACCGCGAGCGCCTGATCTGGTCACTGGACTTGCGGCCATCATGAAGTTGAAAATCGCATTCGATCCGGACCTCGTCGCGCTGATGCAGGCGGAGATCGCCGCCGGTGAAAAAGCGGTGTCAGCTGCGATGCGCGAGGCGGGCACCTCCTTGAAATCCGCTTGGCGCGGTCAGATCACCGGCGCTGGCCTCGGCACCCGGCTTGGCAACAGCATCCGCCTCGCCAGCTTTCCCAAATCTGGAGACAGCCTGAACGCGGCGGCGCTGGTCTGGTCCAAGGCCCCGGTGATCATCGGCGCGCATGACACGGGGCCGCTGATCAGGTCCAGGAATGGGTTCTGGCTGGCGATCCCCACTCCGGCTGCAGGCAAGAGCAGCAAAGGCGGCCGCATCACCCCCGGTGAATGGGAACGCCGCACCGGGCTGCGGCTGCGGTTTGTTTTCCGTCGTCGCGGGCCGAGCTTGCTGGTCGCAGAGGGGCGGTTGAACACCAAGGGGCGCGCGGTGGCGTCGCGCTCAAAAACAGGTCGTGGGCTGACCACAGTGCCGATCTTCCTGCTGGTGCCGCAGGTCAAACTACGAAAGCGGCTGGATCTGGCGCGGGATGCGGAGCGAGTGGTGGACGGCGTACCGGGGCGGATCGTGGCGGGATGGGTGTAGGGTGGGCAACCATCTTCCGCAACGGGGTCCCGGGGCAATGAACGGTTCGGGTAACTCACCACATAATCAGAATGGTTCTGGCTTTACCGGAGGTAACGACCGAATAGATGCCTCGATGTGGTTCACGATGCGCTCAGCCAGCGCCAATGCCTTCATCAGATAGGTCTTATCGAACAGGTTTAGAACCTTGTCATCTTTCGTCTTGCCGTTTCGATGAACGCAATCGTGGCGCAGCGCTGCGTATTCTCTAAGCGACTTCAAATCATCATCTGTTGCTGCAAGTGAGAACCCAAAAGCCATCGCATACCATAGGGGGACTCCCTCGGCCTTCGGCTTTCCTTTTCCGTCGGCCTTCCCGCTTCCAAATTGATGGTAGAGCCTCGATTTCAGGTTGTGCTCAACCGCCTTTCGAACGTGGTCCGGGTCGCGAAGTATAGCGGATGCGCTGAAACCCGTTTGCGATATGGAGCCATCTCGTTCCGCAAAATTTACCAATAGGTCTGGACGTTGACGGAGTCCGGAAATGAGCGTGTCGCAAAAATACGCCTCCAAGAATGTCAGAATTTGCGCAAAGATCATACGGTTCATGAGGCTATAACCGTCGGCCTGAGCCTGTTGATCGATCAAAAGGTGGAGTTCAGTGACGTTTGCCTTGAAAACGCTTGCTGGATCATCGGGGACCTTCCAATCGTCCCAATCTTCAGGAGGTCGGTCGTAACCGGGCGGATCGCATGATACCGTCGTCTCAGGGTAGTCTCGTAGCGTGATGTCACAATGGGCCGGGCCCGCCCAAGCGTCGCCGTCGAAGTAGTTGTCGCAACCGTCGCAATGGATCTCGACCTCCCCTTCCGAGACCATCTCGCTAGATTTTTCTCCGGCGTAGTTGGGCTCCGGCACATCGACCTCCTGCCGGATTTCGTTTGCGCAGACAGGACAAATGAAAAAAACATCTGAAACCCAGCGTTGAGCCCCCATCGAAAGCTCATCGTGATAATATTCTTTCACGCTACCCAATGTCGGCACTCCAAGAAAATGTTCGATTTGAAGAAGAGCTTAGCGCTCGGCTTCGGTTGCCGCTATCCCAGATATCCTCGCACAACAGATGCGCCCTATAAGCAGGTTGTCGAGAAAACGCGATCTGGCGCTTCTCCTTCGCCCGCTGGGCAAGGTTCGCTGAGCCCAACATCGTTCCCAATCGGTCAAGGTTCACCCAATGCCCACCACCCGCGAAACCGTCCTCGCCGCGTTGCACACGCGGCTGCAACCACTTGCCGCCCTTGTGCTGCGCGATGATGTACTGCCCGAGCGGATCCCGGCAACCGGCTTGATCATCCTGCGCGATGGCCAGCCGGGCGAGCCCGAGGTGACACTGTCGCCCTTGCGCTACCACTACCAGCACCGGGCCGAGCTGGAGGTGGTTGTCCAGGCTGGCACCGGCAGGGCCAGTGCCTTCGACGACCTGATCGCCGCCATCGGCGCGGCGCTGGAGGCCGACCGCACACTGGGCGGCCTCTGCGACTGGGCTGAACCCGAAGCCCCGGCCTCGGTCGATCTGCCCATCGAGGGCGCGGCGGCCCTCAAAGCTGCGGTGATCACCATCGTCTTGCATTACACCAACCCCGGCCCCTTGGCCTGACACCCCCAACAACAGGAGACCCCCATGGCACGTGCGCAAGGCGCGCGGGCGCAGATGGCGCTCGGCTTTGAGACAGTTTACGGCACCCCGCCCGCTGGCGGCTTTACCAGGATGCCCTTCGCCAGCACCTCGCTCGGATCGGAACAGCCGCTGCTGAACAGCGAACTCCTGGGCTATGGCCGCGATCCCCTCGCCCCGATCAAGGACGCGGTGACGGCGGATGGCGATGTGGTGGTGCCGATCGATGCCGCGGGGTTCGGGTTCTGGCTCAAGGCGGCGTTTGGCG